GCCCTGATCCATTGGACAATTAATCCTAGGAACAAGGCCTTCCTCTGCTAGAGTTAGGTACTTAGAAACAATTTGAATCTTTTGCAACCCATCTCCTTTTAATCTTTTGGAAACTCTGATATGAGGTCCCTGGCTTTACCGATTGAGTTTGGCCAAGACGACCAATCTTTTCCGCCCTTGGTCATATAATACGTTATCTCTGCGTTTGTTACTGGATCAAATAATTCCTTATTTGAAACTAATTCGAATTTTTCTTTACGATCCATACCTAGGTTTCCCAACATATTGATCTGAAAAATCCCGTAAGATTTATCTCCAGTCCTGGTGTCGTCATTTAAAGCTAGCGGTCTCCCGTTAGACTCTACACGAGCAACAGCCCAAGCTGTTTTTAAAGCAATTCCTTCAAATCCTACAGCCCATAATAAATCTTTTAAATCTGAGGCTGCAAGCATTTCTGAATGCTTATAAGTATCATTACTGAACTTATCTAGTATTTCTCTTTTTAGTTGTTTTTCGGTTTTTATTACCTCTACAGGTAATGTTGTTAACGCTTGACTTGTTGTTGGCCCAGGCTGGACTGTAAACATAAATAATGTTATCATTACTATGTAAGACCAGTTATGAGCAACATCGCTCAAACGCTCTTTGATTTTCTCCATTGGCATTTCCTCCTCTAGAGATAACGAACTATAATAGTAGCATTGATAGGATAAGCCTGTCAAGCCAGTCAACCAGAAAGAAAACATGGATATATCTTTTTATACACCAAAATCAGGATTAAATCCAGCAGTTGGCTTTGGATATGCATCTCAACATATAGTTAAATCATTACAAGAATTAGGACATACTGTAAAGTGGTCAAATTCAAAAGCTCCAATACAAATAAACTTTACTCAACCTCATTTATATAAGCTGCATAAAAACCAATATCAAATAGGATATACTCCCTGGGAATCAACTGGCATGCGGCCAGAATGGGTAGATAGATTTAATTTGTGTGACGAAGTTTGGGCAACTTCAACATGGAACTCAAAAATATTTAAAGAAAATGGCGTCAACAAAGACATAATGGTTTATCCACACGGTATCCAAGATGTTTGGGCGCCACGTAAAAGAGTTGTTAAAGATGTGTTTAAATTTTTGCATATTGGGGAGCCTTCTCCCAGAAAAGATGGGCAATTAGTTTTAGATACTTTTGTTAAAATGTTTGGCAATAATCCAAAATATCATTTAACAATTAAAGCACACTTAACTACTTCAATTAGAGTTTACAACGATAAAGAACAACTTGTTTCGCCGTCAGATGTTTATAGCAACGTAAAAATTATTACGGAAGAGTATGACATTGATCAGCTAGTAATGCTTTATCACAGCCACCACGTTCTTGTGTATCCAACTTGGGGAGAAGGTTTTGGATTCATACCGCTCCAGGCTCTTGCATCAGGAATGCCCACTATAACAACTTATCCGTGGGCGGAATACAAAGAGTTTATTGGTCCATTAGCCCTAAAGTCTAACCTTACAGATGAGACTCTTCCAAAAGCAGTAGGAGATCCACATATTGGTAAAATGTTTAAGCCAAATGCAAAACATTTAGAAGACTTGATGTACGATTCAGTTATTAATTTTAAAGCATATTCAGGATACTACTTTGCCCAGTCACCTAGAATACATGAACAATACAATTGGATTAGGTTGACCAAGAATGCATTTGGTCATTTAGACAAAAAGTTTCTATAGCCCTTCCCCTTTGAATTAATATTTGGTAGAATTAGACTTCAACTAAAAATTATACAACCGCAAGGCGGAGAAAAGGTGTTACTTAAAAAATGTCAAAAACTATTGAAAACCCATACGAAAATTTTATTGCATTGTCTCGTTATGCAAGATGGATTCCAGAAGAAAATCGTCGTGAAACTTGGGGAGAAACAGTAGATAGATATTTTGACTTTATGTTAAGCCATCTTTTTAAAGAACACTCATATGAGCCAGAATCAAAATTAATTGAAGAGTTAAAGTCTGCAGTATTTAACAGAAATGTTATGCCATCAATGCGATCAGTAATGACAGCAGGCGCTGCGTTAGATCGTGATCATGTTGCGGGGTACAATTGTTCATTTGTTCCAGTAGATAACCCAAGATCATTTGATGAAACTATGTATATCCTTATGTGTGGCACAGGTGTTGGGTTTTCTGTAGAGTATAAGTATGTCAATAAACTTCCTGCCGTCCCAGAATCATTTGAAAAATCAACTACAGTTATTTCTGTAGAAGATTCTAAGCAAGGTTGGGCAAAAGCATATCGTGAACTACTTGCTTTACTTTGGTCAGGACAAATCCCAGCAATTGATGTATCAAAGGTGCGTCCCGCAGGCGCAAGACTTAAAACAATGGGTGGTAGATCTTCTGGCCCACAACCATTAGTTAACTTATTTGACTTTACTATTGCAAAATTTAAATCAGCAGCAGGACGCAATCTAAAACCTATTGAAGCACATGATATTATGTGCAAGATTGGTGAAGTTGTTGTGGTTGGAGGAGTTCGCCGCTCAGCTATGATTTCTCTATCTAACATTAATGATATTGAAATGGCTGCAGCAAAATCGGGAAATTGGTGGGAGAACAACACCCAACGTTCATTGTCTAACAACTCTGTTGCGTACTCACGCAAGCCAGAGATGGAGCAGTTTATTGCAGAATGGAAATCTCTATATGATTCAAAGTCAGGAGAACGAGGTATATACAATGTGGCCGCAGCTCAAGCCCAAGCAGCCAAGTATGGAAGAAGAGATCCAGATATACACTACGGAACTAACCCGTGCTCAGAGATTATCCTACGTCCTTACCAGTTTTGTAACCTTTCAGAAGTCGTACTACGTGAAAATGATACAAAGAAAGATATTGAACGCAAGGTTGAATTGGCAACTATTCTCGGAACGTGGCAGTCAACGCTTACAGACTTTAAATATCTTCGCAAGATCTGGAAAGACAATACAGAAGAAGAACGCCTACTAGGGGTATCTCTCACTGGACAATTTGGACATAAGTTTATGTCGGGAAAAGAAGACTTAGTTTCGCTAGAAGCATTTTTAATGACTCTTAGAGAATCAGCAAGAGCAAAGAATAAAGATGAGGCTGAGAAAATTGGGATTCCTGAGTCTGCTGCTATTACATGCGTGAAGCCATCTGGAACAGTATCTCAATTGGTCGGGGTATCTTCAGGAATGCATGCTTGGCATTCGCCATATTATATTCGTACAGTTCGTGGCTCTAAAGGTGATCCAATTTCTACTTTCTTAAAAGAAGTTGGCATTCCAGTAGAAGATGACGTAATGAAGCCAAACGAAACTTACGTATTTTCATTTCCAGTAAAAGCACCAGAGGGTGCAATTGTTAGAAATGACTTAACCGCCATTGAACATTTAAATATTTGGTTAGTTTACCAACGTGCTTGGTGTGAGCATAAGCCATCAATTACAGTTTCAGTTAAAGAAGACGAATGGATGGAAGTAGGGGCTTGGGTATATAAGAACTTTGATGAAGTTTCTGGCATATCTTTTTTGCCACACTCAGATCATTCATATAAGCAGGCGCCGTATCAAGAAGTAACAAAAGAAGAATACGAAAGTCTTGTTTCTAAGATGCCCAACGAAATTCGTTGGGAGGATTTGTCTTTCTATGAAACAGAAGATGGAACATCTACCAATGCCACCCTGGCATGCAGCTCAGACGGTAATTGTGAGCTTGTAGACATTTCTGCCTAAAGGGTATATAATAAATATTGGGGTAAACCCCAAAATTGCTGGGTACAATGCCCAGAAATAAGGAGGATCTATATGACAAAAGATCTAAAGAAGAATGGACTAGTAGAAATGCAAGAAAAAATTCTAGCAGCACTAGCAAGCTATGGTCGTCACTTTTTGGGTGCGGCAATTGCTTTGTATATGACAGGTAACACCGACCCATCAGACTTGCTTAAAGGCGGAATAGCAGCATGCCTGCCAGTTATTCTTAAAGCACTTAATAGCAACGAGCCAGCTTTCGGATTTACCAAGAAGTAATTTTAACAAGTAATTAGGATGACTCCTGTGCTAAAATAAGCATAGGAGTTTTCCTATTTAGG